CAATACTTGACGCATATATAAAACCTTGTCCTCCACTGATTTTATCATCAGGGTCAAACATGTCTTGCGATGCGTATGTGTGGTTTGTTGCTACTATTCCAATTGGATATGGTGCAATCTGGTTAACGGTGTTTCTAACTAAAGACGCCAACGCCTTAGGTTTTCTACCCATATCACCTTTCATATCACCTTTTTCAAATTGTGTAACATCAGTTGGTGTTAACAACATACCTAAACTATCTATAACAAACAACAACTTGGGCATGTCATCATACTCCATATCGCCGTAGTTTGATTTGTAGTCTTTCATGAACTCTGATATTGCTTTTGCAACGTCATCAATCATACTAACACTAATCTTTAATAGTTTATCAGGTGTTGTTTCTACATCTAATGCCTGTAGCCATTGCTCGTCTAACGCATTCTCAGAGTCAAATAATACAACTTGACATCCTTGTTTTTGTGCGTTCCTTACAATGTTACCAGAACATATAAACGATTTACCAGAGCCGGACTCACCTGCAAACACCGTTACTTTACCGAGAGGAACACCCCCGGCAAAGTCTCCACTAATTAAATAGTCGAGTGTGTGGTTACCAGTGCTGATCCAATCCTTAGGGTCATGGAATCCTGCACTAATACCACTGATGCTTTTTGTGATACCCGTTCTGAACTTTGTTAAGTCAAATGGTTTCTGCATGATAACTCCTTATGATGCTGATCTGTTACGGATCAAGTTCAGAATGTCATCTGCTGATTTTTTGCCTTTATCTTCATCAGCCGCTGGTGCAGTTGCTACTGGTTCAGCCACTGGTGCCGGAGCAGGTGCAGTCTCAACAACAGGTGCTGTTGTTTCCGCTACTGCTGGTGCAGGTGCTGTTACTGGTGCTGTTACTGGTGCAGGTGCAGGTGCTGTAGCAACTGGTGTTACTTGAGCTGATGCACTTGTATCTTGAACCGCTGTTGCAGGAACTTCAACGCCGTATGGCTTGTAGAAGTTACCCCACTTTTGAGGATCATATAATTCACCGTCAACTGATGCCGCAAACATTTCTGATATTACATTGTAATGTTCAGCGGATGGTTGTGCTGGCAAGTAGTCACTTAACGCAAATAAGCCGTTAGTGTCAATTGCCGCTAGTTGAGTTTCATCTAATGCACTATCTTTACGAGCCCAGTTTGATGTACTGTAATCTGCATATTGCCCTTTAGTAGTCTTAGTAACTCTAAAGTCACATCCATTAACATAATCAGTTGGAATGTTTTCCATATCTGGGTCCATTAAAGCGGACTTAATAATGTTAAAGATTTGAGGCGATATTACAAATCGTCTAATTGGGTTTTCAGGTGCTTCCTCGTTTAAAGGACTGTCACAAACAAAACCTTGGAAAATATAAGAACGTTTCTTCCAATATTTTCTGCCCATATCTTCTAGTGAAGCGTCTTTAAACCAAGGACGAACCTCAGTTAATACTGGACAAGTGTCACCATACATTTCACCACAAGGGACTTGTACTGTAACTGGTTTGTTTTCTCCGCCTACTACACCTGGGAAGGTAAGACGAATCATTTGACGTTCAACCCAAAAGAAAGTATTGTCAGTATTACTATCTGGTAAGAACCTAAGTGTTGCTGATGTACCTTCGTCAATGTTCCAATGAGGGAAGATTGCGTTATCGGATTGCTTGTTGTTGGAACCAGGCTTGGTTTCCATTGATGAGAGCTTTGCTCTAATTTCTGCTAATGAGGCCATGATATTTCTCCTAATATGTTTGCCATGTTTGCCATGTGTGTTATCTACAATATGTGGATAACGGGTTTATTATAAATGCCTAGATAAGAAAAGTCAACCGTTTTTTTAAAATAAATCTTAAAAAATATTGACACATTTTTTCTTAACACTTTTATTTATCTTTCCAGCCACAAAAAACCCACTATAAAGTGGGTAAATTGTTTATTTGTCTACTCTAAAAGCAACATCAATTGTGTTGCTATCGTGCATTGCACGATGTGGATTAGTTATAGAATGTCAAATTGCTCTATGAATTTTTCGTACTGATCTTCTACGCTCTCTGCTACACTAGTAGGAACTTCGTGTCCTGCATGAGCACCTAACAAACAACTTTTGATAGTTGTGTATTCGTGCTGTGACATTCTATCCCCGCTATAGAGCTTCTTACTAATACCTGTTAGATAGGAACCTAATCTTGAATCTGCAACACTATTGCTCATCTGGCTAACTTGGTATCCCAACTTAGCATGAGGTGTAGCAAATTCCATACCATCATCTTCTGAGAGCATGTTCTTAAGTGATGCAAATGATTCTTTACTTACTGCTCTGTCTATTGAACTCTCGAATTGAGTCTTTCTAAACATTGCAGACTTAATAGAATCTTGCACACTAGCGACTCTATCATCAAAGTGTGTTTCAGTGAATTGACTTTCTAAATCTATATCATCTTGAATAATTTCAGATGTTGCTCTGTCTGATACATGTTCAACAGCATTAGCATACGATTTAACACCTGCTAATTTTGTAAATGCACTTGTAATAGAGTTGATATTTTCAACTGCAATAGTTACATAAGTTTCATTGTCTTCGTTGACCAATCCAGACTTTTTAACATAACGAACAAACTCTCTGAGTTTCTTTTGCTCTGTGGCCATCTCATTAATAGCATTACCAACTGTATCAAACGGTTCACCACCATTTTTAATATGTCTTGCCATTGCACGAGCGGCTTTTAAATTGTTTTCCGCCATTTTAAATCTTTCGTCTCCACGTTGTATAAAGATACTGTGGATATTTCTGCTTCTTGAACCTCTGACTTCTTCGTTAACTTCTTTCTTATGTCTAACAATAAGTTTGACATTATCTAAGCCTTGATAACTTGTTTTGCTACTACCAGACATAGAACTAAATCCTTCGGATATATTTTCCCATACACTTTCATTACATCTTCTAACATATTGAGTATATGCTAATTTTTGATCTTCTGGTGAACGTTTCATTGGATGACCTGTTTCTCTTTCTGTCTCTGATCTCCAATCTGAAAAACTTAGTGGACTACCGTCGCTGTAAACGGTGCAACCATTTCTTGTCATTGTTGCGGCTTCATCCATTTCTCCTACTGACTCTCTAACATTATTTCTTAACCATGCTAATATCAATTGGTATGCTTCATTTCTGTTTAGGTATCTGTCTTTTCTAAGAACATCATCTATGAACCTTTCCATATTTTGTGGTAAAATGATTTCGCCTACATTACCTCTTCTTTTAAACTGTTGAAGTTGGTCTGTCATGAGTCTTTCAACATGTTGAATAGTGGCTGAATCATACTGAAATTCATTTAGTTTCTTGCCTGACTTCTCTGGGTCTTGGAATCCTGATCCAACTTCACCTTCATGTATTTCTAAACCTGCTCTTTTTCTTAATTCGTTTAATGCTTCTAATACATCGCCCATTTTCTTCTCCGATCTTTTTGCAATATCTATTGTTTCGGATTTAGGTCTTAGTGCTTTACCAAATATTCTAAAATCGAAATTCATTAAGTAATCGTTTGCTAAATGTTTTAATCCGTCTCTGAGATTATCATTATCGTAATCTTCTCTCACACCCATTGATAATGTTTCTGTTGCTTTGTCTAGTCTAACTAATATATTAGGCTGATTAACAACAAATCTTGATGCCTCAACTGGATCAATTACTTTTTCGCCTTGTGAATTTAGGCTTGAGATTTCGTAGCCACTACCTGCAAGTAGATTAAATACTTTTTCTGCAACTACGTCAATGTTTACTGCCATTTAGATTACTCCTTATAATACTATTTATCAAAGTTTTATCAAAGTATACCAAGTGGCATAGGACCGTCATCGTCATTGTCGTCCCATTCTTGATCGTAATCTCCATAGTCATTTGGATTTGCAAGTGTGCTATTAACTGCTGTAAACACTTCATCTTCGAATGTAGCAATAAAATTGATCATTCGAATTGTTAGCATCAGAGACATAACTAAGTCATCATGCTCTCCTGGTTTAGCACTAAAACTGTTACCTTTAGCAACAAAGTTTTTTAACTCTGACATTAAAGGTTTACTATTAAGTGTAATTTTATCCTGCTCTATTAGGCGTTTAGCACTTAGACAGGCTTCAACTTTTGTTCTATGTGCTGTATGGAAGCCTTTCCTTGCACGTCTACCTGCAACTTTCTTAGGCTCATGTAAAAAGTCTCCTGGGAAACTCTCTTCTCCAGTATCTCTAATCACAACAAGTGCCGCTTCACCTATACTGTTGTTCTCAACACTCCAATATATCTGTGCTACTTGCAGTTCTTGTAAATACTGCATTATTTCCATCATTACTTTCATTTGCCCTTCAACCGGAGTTAGGTTATGTTGCCATTCCGCAACTTGTACCATAGTAGGCAATTCTATAACTTGTATACCTGCGGCATCACCGCCTGTTCCTGTACTTGGATCTAGTCCAATTACATAAGTGCATGTTGGGTGTGGGTGCTTATACCAACGCACCTGTCCCATTGTTCTAATTGGATCAGTACCTTTCATCTCAACTAACTTTAATGAATTAATTAGTGTTTCATCGTAAATAACAAATTCGCATTCATGCTCACGTCTAAAACGTTCTTCACCTATACTGTTACGTTCTTGTGCCGCCCATGTACTGTCTCTGTCTGGGTGTTGGTCCCAAGTTGCTTTGTAACCATGGAATCCATTCCTACCTGTGCCATCTGTTGATTCATTACCGTACTCATCAAATGTGTTTAGTGCGTTAGCCCAAATAGTTGCAAAAGTATCATCATCACTGTTTGGTGTGCTAGTAACAATACACTTACCACCTGTTGCTAATGTAGGTGATAGTGAAGTCCAAAACTCTTTGGCTATTGTATTTCTAACAAATGCAAACTCATCTAAGTATACTAATGTTAAGGACATACCACGTCCAGTAGTTTCAGTGGTTGTACTACTAACAATACGAGAACCATTATCAAAAGTAATACTACCTTTGTTATATTCCATTACACCTGCTCTAATATGGTCTGGGCAACTTTCGTATGCATATCTTATACGTTGCATAATTTCACTTGCACCAACGGCTTTATGTGCCGCTACTAGTATTGTACTATCTGGTTTAAACATTGCATACCAAAGTAAGTAACCTGCCGCCACAGTGGTTTTACCCATCTGTCTACCCAGCATGTTAATACTATATCTATAATGATTGTAATTTGCTATGAGGTCTAACTGATAATCAAAAGGATCAAACGACATATTACCCTTAGTAGGGTGTTGTATCGCCATA